ACTGGAGAACCATTTGGGTCACTCACATAGAATGAAGAGTTACTTAGCTGATAGTAAGCATCCCCTCCAACAGGTAGTGTTGTTGGTAAGTTTACTTGAGCAGAACTTACATATAACGAATTAAGTGGATTAAATTTTATAGATAGTCTCACTAAATCTGATTGAATCGCATCAATCGGCAGAGCTAACCCAGAGTCTCCGCAACTAAACCAGAAAGGAAGTGGTGTAACAACAACAGAAGGTGTTTCATCTGAACCACCGAAACTATTGTAATTAAATCCATTATCCTTTCGTTTAATTAACTTATTCATAGATGCTTGTTTTTCAAGAGGTGTATAGAACTCATCCATTACTTCTAGCAATCGTCCATCAAGACGTTCTACACGTGCACCTCCGATTTCTATAGATGTTTCATTTATAAGAGCATGTCCTAAACTATTCGTCCATCCAAAGTGGGGTCCTAGAAGTGTTTGACTATTAGAAGTAGCATATTCTTGTGCTTTATTCTGAACTGTATAAATATCGGGCATAGTTGTCACGAGATAAAGACGTGTAACCAAGTGACCTTTACGAGGGATTGTTAAAATACTCGTATTCCCTAGAGTTGGAGAATTATCAAAATCAAGTCTTACCCACTGTGTTGTAAAACGACCCGCTCGTATGAACGCTTTTGTGAACATAGATATATTTGGTTGTCCTTTTGGTGGTAGCAATCTTCCATCTTGAACTCCACTTGTTAAATTTCGGAGCAAAGAAGCAACCATCTAATATTTGAGACAAGTATTTTTTATGCCTATTTTTTTTATTTATATATAAGAATGCAACAGAATCAAACGCGTAAGTATAATTTACATCGTAAGAAGACTATGAAGCGTGGTATTCTTCCTATTTCTCGTTTATATATGAACCATAATGGATATACAGTAGATACTTTAAATCTTGAGGGAGAACATTCTACAACATACGGCGAAGTGAAAGAATCAAGTATTCCTATACTGTATGAAATCTTTAACAAGTATGCGCCTATATCAAAGATTTCATTACCGTGTAGAAACTTCTATGACTTAGGCTCGGGTGTTGGGAAGTTAGTTATTGGCATGTGTTACTTGAACTCTACTTTAAAGGGAACTGGAGTTGAGATAGTTCCTGATAGAGTTCAAATAGCAAATACAGTTCTTCAAAATATTCGCACGCCTTCTATAAAAAATCGAGTTGAGAATCTATGTATATCAATGCTCAGCGATTCAATCAATTATTCTGATGCGTGTTGGATATTTATATCTAATCTGACAATGTCTGAAGAACATGATATAAAAGTCTTTGATAAGTTGGCAAAAGAAGTAAAAAAGGGTTGTGTTATTATATGTTCTAAATCAACAGAAAACCCAGCGTTTAAAGAAGTAAATAATGTAACATTACCAATGACATGGTCTAATGAGTCAACAGTATACGTATATGTAAAAATTTGAAAAAATTGTAGTAATAATATTATAGTAGAGTTTATCATAATGCTAAGTGTAAATCTAAGAATATATCTTAGAAAACTCTTTGCTCCAAGACTAAGAGTAAGTAGTTCAGACCATACGCCAATCTTATTTGAAGATTATAATAATGATTCTTACTACTATATACTAAATGGTAATAAGAATAACATATATTCACTTGAAGAAACGTATACTCTATTCAAATGTAAAGAAATAGTAGACCCCACAACCAGATTACCTGTCACCAGTTACAAAATAGTAAGAGTAAGAATCAGTCGCTGAATAGTTTATTCGCAATACCATTCTCAAATCTTATCCAGTTTAACCCAATACAGAATACTTTTACTTCCCAACTAGCATCTAAACTAGTCTCTGGTGGTTGAACCTCTAATGTAAGACGTAAACTTTGAACACGACTTGCGTTCAATGAACCAGACGGTTGATGTTCTTCTGATGGATGACGTGCGAACGGATAGCCATATATAAATTTTTTATAAGGAGTAAATCCTCCTTTATGATGGCTGCTAATAAGCTGTCTATAATACTGTTCAGGGGCATCACATAGAGTAATTCCGTTTGCTTGTATAACTGCTCTCTTTAACATGGTATTATGAGGATTAAAAGTGGCATCATACTCTCTCTCAACAACAGAACTATAATTAGTCCATTCATTATTGTTTGCTGCTTGTTTACGTCTTACAATCCAGATAATCTCTTCTAGAGGATGATTTGCTTCTAATGGCAACTGTATAGTAATAGTGTCGTTTGAAGACTTTGAGATAGCGTATTTTAAAGGTTCTGCAAAGTAGAAGGTTTGAACTTCTCTCATAATATGCTCAAAGGGTTCACGTAACATCTTATTACGTTCTTGCCCTGTTAAGTAAGCACCATACGTAATAAGTTTAACTTCTTGGAAATTTGGAACTACTTCACTAATACTCTTTACTACAGTATTAGAGTTGAAAGATATATTAGTTCCTAATGGAACGCTATCACATGTATCTCTATAACCTCTTTTCTGACGAACTACTTGGTCAAAGGGTCTGAACGTAATATGAATTCTAGCAGAACCTTCTTTTAATGCAATCATGGGTAGACTCTCGCGAAGACGAGTTCTCATATAGAAGAATGGGAGAGTACAGAATATAGTTCCATCTTCTACTGGGAAGTTCCTCTTTGGGTTCCACTTAAGTAAATCATTAGTTGAAGAGAATCCGAGTGAATCTCTTGATAAGCCGAATTGCATGTTTAAGTCTGCGTTAAGATTACCATAGACATAGATAAAATCACCATCTATCTCTTCAACCGTTACTCCTTCGATCTCCAACTCAGCCTTTTCAATCAAAGCAGAACCGATAGAGTTCGCAAAGAAAAAAGCATCAGAAGGTGTGTCATAGGTATACTGCCCAGAACTGATAAGAACTTGCGTAGTTAAATCAAGCCAGTGAGATAACTTGATTTGAATGGCTGTTCCAAGTAAGATATCACCGCATGGAAGAGAGCCAATATCGAATGTGAAACGTTGACCGTAAGAGGCAGGACCGCGAAACGAGAAGTCTTGAACGACTGGAACAAAGGGGACTGTTCTTCTATCTGAATTACGCGTGAACCACGTTGTCTCTGTATCTAACGGAAAAAAATCGTTCTCTTGGACATCTCTGTCTGTTAAATCTAGAAGAGTGGTTATATCACCTCTTGGTCTTTTAAACTCCATCTGTTCTTAATACTATACATTTCTTAGGTCTTATGAGAGCCTAATCCAGGAAGTCAGGTTCTGAAAGAGACTCTTCTGCGTGCGAGGAGAAGGTAGAGGGTCTACAAATAGCTTAAGTTTAGCGTTAAGCATCTGTGCTTCTAAGTCATACGCTACATCAAAGACTGTAAAGAGGTTAACCGCAAAGTAGTCAATTAGAATCATTTTAGTGTAGATACGGACTACTACATGAAAAAAGGTCAATTTTTTATGTTTCTTTGTAGACCCTTTATCTATTTATCTATTTGTCTATAGTTCTATACGCTGCGAGAAAGAACCTCATTCATATAAGAAGAGACGTTGCGAAACGCGTTAATCATCTCCATCATCTGGCTGATCCGCCCGTTTGCTTGTGCGAGCTCGTTCTCTGTTGCCGTTAGCTTGTTGTAAAGAGTGCACACCGTGTCGTTCCTCTTTACCAGTTCATCATTCTTCTCTGTCAACTCCTTCTTAAGGGTGTTATCCTCTTCCACCGCCATCTCTAGCTGGAGAGAGGTCTGGGCGTTCTTCAGAGCGAGCATGGTCTCGTTGTCGGCAGCTTGGCTGGCGAGCTGCTCTGCATAGGCGTGCTGCTCCTCTAGAGACTGGTCGTGGTAGTTCTTAAAGGCGGTATACTCGCTAGAGATACTCGTAAAGGACTCTTTGAGAGAGGCAATCTTCTCGTCGCGCTCTTCTAGGGAGTGCTCGTGGTAGTCCTTAAGAGCGACATAGGCGTTAGAGGCGTCGCGCAGCTGCTCTTTAAGAGAGGTGATCTCCGTGTCACGCTCCTCTACAACGCTCTTAGCGGCGACGCGGTTCTTAGTCATCTGCTTGGTCATGTTGAGCAGGCGGGTAGAGAGCTCGTCGTTCTTAGCCTTCAGCGTCTGAATCTCCTCCTCCATGCGCTCAATCAGGGCATTCTTGGTAAAGACAGACATTTTTGGTGATACTTGACTAGGGCTAAAACGGCCATTCAATTTTTTTTTTAA